GAAAATATGGCTGAAGAAAGGCAGCCTTCCAGACTTGCCATAAGTTTGGCATAGTTTGGTAAACCAGGTAGTAAGTCGGTATGTCTGTTAGGGGTGGGGAATGCGGCATCGGCAGGGGGAGAAGGTAAAATGGCTTTGTTGACAATATTGGGCGGCGTCGGCTATGTCATCGCGGCGGGTCTGTTTTCTTGGCTTGTCCGTGCCACCAACGAATATTGGGACGAGGGGGTTGAGTGGATGGAGGGGTGGCTTTTGCTGGCGTGGCTTTGGCCGTTGGGCATCGCGGTTTATTGCGTGAGGCTTGTCGTCTTGGCCCCCAAGGCCCTGTATGAGCGTTTCAATTACGGCACGAATGTCTGGCGGGATTACTTCCAGCCTTGGTATAGGCTGCTATGGTGATGAAGGTGCGAAAACCTAAAAGCCGTAAAGCGGCAAAGGAAGAGAGGGATAGAGCTTGGGCGATTATACTTCTTGGGGTCATTATTCTGCTCATATTTATGTTTTGGTGTCTTATGTTTTGGTGTCTTATGAGGGGGCAATTTTAAAAATGAAGACCCTTGGCATCAAAGACACGGGTCTAGCCCAGTAGGGCTGGGGAAGGAGAACAAGAATGAAGAAGGTTTTGTTAGTGGTGTTAGGTGTTCTACTTATTGGTGCTAGTGTCCCCGTAATGGTTTGGGGATGCACCACACCAGCTAGCAACTATTCGTCGGGCGAGGTCGTGTTCCAGAGCGAGGGGGAATACACGGCATTCAAGACGGAACTCGCCGACAACCGAGGCAAGATATATGATTGGGATGCCTCGGCGTTGACATCGGAGCCGCCGATAATCGTCAAGTTTGGAACCACAACCAGCCTTGATTATATATTCCCATATGGTGATACGCATGTAGTGCCAGTAGTTCTTTCTCCATCAACAAATGGTTGGATAATCGCTGGCATAATTGTTGGGTGTGGTGCGGCCTTTGTAGCTAGTATTTGTTGCTGCATTCCTTAAAGTGCTTGGGAGTAGGGAGAATAGGTAATGCTGAAGACCTTTGACATCAAAGACCCGACACTCGCCGAGCAGGGCAAAGCCCGTATAGAATGGGCAAGTCGTGATATGCCCGTCCTAAATATAATAAAACAGGATTTCGCCCAGCGCAAGCCTTTCAAGGGCATAAGGATAGCTGGCTGCCTCCACATAACCACCGAGACCGCCAACCTCGCCCTGGCGCTCAAGGAGGGTGGGGCGGACATCGGGCTGTGCGCCTCGAACCCGCTAAGTACGCAGGACGACACGGCGGCGGCTTTGGTGAAAATGGGCATACCCGTCTACGCCATACGGGGAGAGGACAACGAGACATACTACCGACACCTCAACGCCGTGCTGGACATGAAACCGCACCTCACCGTGGACGACGGGGCCGACCTGGTGGCGACGATGCACTCCACGAGGACGGAGTTGTTGGACGGGGTAATCGGCGGGACTGAGGAGACCACGACGGGGGTGATAAGGCTCAGGGCTTTGGAGAAGTCGGGCAAGCTGAGATACCCCATCATAGCGGTGAACGACGCCAAGACCAAGCACCTTTTCGACAACCGATACGGGACGGGGCAGTCCACGATAGACGGCATAACACGGGCGACGAACATCCTTTGGGCCGGCAAGCGTGTCGTGGTGTGCGGATACGGCTGGTGCGGAAGGGGCATAGCGATGAGGGCGAGGGGGATGGGGGCTTTGGTCACGATAACCGAGGTCGACCCCGTCAGGGCTTTGGAGGCGGCGATGGACGGGTTTGAGGTCGGGCAGATTAGGGACGCGCTGGTTGACGGCGAGGTGGTCATCACGGCGACGGGGGGCAGGGACGTCATAGGCAGGAAGGAAATCCAGTATCTGCGGGACGGCGTGATACTCGCCAACTCTGGGCATTTCGATGTCGAGATAAGCGTCAAGGAGCTTGAGAGGCAATCAAGGGGCAAGCGGCGAGTATCTGAGCACATAGAGGGATACACCTCAAAGGCGTGGGGGACTGAGGCTTACCTGTTGTGCGAGGGAAGGCTGATAAATCTCTCGGCGGCGCAGGGGCATCCCGCCTCGGTGATGGATATGAGTTTCGCCAACCAAGCCCTGTGCTTGGAGAGGATAGCTCAGAGCACTGACAACAAGGGGGACAGGTTCTTGCCGCAGGTCTACTCCGTCCCAGAGGATATAGATCGAAAAGTGGCGGAGCTGAAACTTCAGGCGATGGGGATTACGATAGACGAGCTGACGGTAGAGCAGAGGGAGTATCTGGAGAGCTGGGATACGGGAACATAAATAATAGGAGGTCAAAATGTTATTAGACGGCATAAAAGGTGTTAGCTTGAAACACTTGCAGAAGTTGGCAGACAACGAGAAGAATATTCCGAAGCCGAAAGGATTTTGGTTTTGGAGAAGATGTCCGCTTTGCGGGAAAAGAGTGGAATACCGATCAACTGCGGATGTTAAACTTTTAGCCATAAACGAGGTATATTATGAGAAGTGCTCCAACCCGAATTGTGATTGGGAGCGTGTAAGTTTCTCTAACGTATACCCAGACGGCGAAATACCGATGTTGTGGACTGTGTGTATTTGGGTGGGGATAGCAACTATGTTGACTGCCCCTTGGTTGATTGTCGTGGGGAAGGAGGGAGAAAATGCGGCGATGTTTATATCTGGCTTTAGTATTCTTGGTGCTTGGGGTTTGAGCCTCATGCTTGCCATAGCGGATGATGCTATAACGGGGATATTGCGAAGGCAAAGGAGAGGATAGAGGGAGTCTTTGGGTATTTGGAGTGTGGGGACTTAGAAAGTTGAAAGAAAGCTGGCTTTATATCCTCATCCACCCCAAAGCCCTCTGCTGGTATATAATACACGCCTTCAGGTATCGGCGGGAATTGCTTGAGGTGGCGAGGCGGAACTCAACAAAAGCGAGGTGAAACAAAATGCCTCAAGACAGCATCCTCAGTTGCTACAACACCCCCTTTTACAGACCCGTGGGGAAACCCCTAAACGAGATATTCCGTTTCCCGTGGGACACATTGATAGACGGGAAGGGCGTGCAGCCCACGCCCGACTACCCATACAGCCCGCACAAAGACCCTCTACTGGAGAAACTCGCCGACATACTCAATTAGTGTTCCGAGAAGAACGGATGCGATGGTTGCCCGAACGGTGTCAGGTGCGACGCCTTTTGGAATAGGGTGTCCGAGAGGGGAAGCCACGGAAGGCTGAAACAGGATTTTTTTGACGAATATAAGGCGGAGTTTGAGAGATATATTTAGCCGAAATAGCGTTGCGGGGTATTGACAGGGCGACAATAAGTGGTATAATGATATTGTAGCAACTCTGAGGGTGGATAGTGATGCCAGCAAAGAAGAGGTTTATCGGGAGCGGCGACGTGTTCCTGGAGTTCGGCGAGAACGCCATCACCATATCCATAGCCAACCCGAAGCCCGCCGCGGGGAAGCCGATGTGGAGAAAGAAGCGGGACGGGGTGGTTGGGATATTCAACTGTTGGAACGGGCAGAAAATCATAGTCCACAAAAAGTTGACCCTTGAGATGATAAGCACCGTGAACTCGGCGCTCAAGAGCTACACCGAGGCTGAAATCTGCCAAGCCATAAGGAACTATGCCGAGATACTGAAAGGCTCGGAGTATTATTTCAAATACACTTGGACTTTACGGGAGTTTCTGAAACGGGGGCTGGAGAAGTTTCTTGATTTGGAAATCGCCAAGAAGAACTTTCAGCGGGACAGGCAATTCCCGTTTGCGAAACCACAGCCCCAGACGGCGAGTAGGTATAGGGAATAGAGGATAGAGAGCAATGCTTTTTCTCCCTATTCATAAATAATACCACTAAGTGATAATGGAAAAGGCTATTGGGCAGTATGAGCGTTAGGCTAAATAAAAAGAGGCTATGGGTTATAACGGGCATCTTGCTTGCCCTGTGTATATTGGGCGGGCTTTTCCTGGCGGGGAAGGCCAACTGGATGATATATGCCTTATACCACCCCGACAAAGCCGACAACCCCGACGCCGTTGCCGTCAGTTATGCCGAATTACAGGATTTCCTCGATGGCTACAGCATTGCCGATTATCCCGATGATTGGGATTGCGCCGAGTGCGCTATCGCCCTACACGACGATGCCGAGCGAGAGGGCATCAAAGCGGCAATCATCGTAGTCCGCAATGGGGCTTTGCATTACCACGTTATCACCGTCTTTGAGACTACCGACAGGGGGCTTGTCTATGCCGACGCTATGGTGGGCTAGAATATAGGCGTTGTCGGCGAGGTCGTCCTGAATAGCGACGGGAAATACCAGTCGGTTGCCGTCGGGTAGGGGCATACGACATTTCAGCCTTTGGGCTACGAAAGGGACTTTCTGATATTTTGGTAAGGGCAATAAATTTAGTATGGCACTGTGGGGAAAGGCAGGAATCTAAATGACAACCAACAAACTCCCTCCCCACAACCCCGAAGCCGAGGAGGCAGTGGTAGGCTCGCTCCTAATCGGCGGCGAAATCGGCGACGCATCCCATCTTGTCCCCGACGACTTCTACACGGAAAGGAATTCGTTTGTGTTCGCCGCCTGCAAGTCCCTGTCGGAGAGGAGCGTGTCCATAAACCAGATTACAGCCGCCGAGGAGCTTGACAGGATGGGCAAACTGGAGGCTGTTGGCGGCGCGGCATACCTCTCGCATCTTATAGCCGAGTGCCCCACCTCTATGGACTTGGTGTATTACGCCGAGATAGTCCAGAGGACTTCCGTTTCGCGGCGGCTGATAAGCGCCGCGGGGAAGATAGCCGAGATAGGATACAGGGCAGACCCCAACCTGCCAAAGTCGCTGGACAAGGCCGACGAGGCTCTGCTGGAGGTCAGGAAGCGCGGCGTCCCCTCGCCCATCGTCACGCCAAAGGACAGGGCACTCAGGATGTCGGATAGATACGACGAGTTGTCGGCGCGGGACAGGGGCGTGGTGATAAGCACGGGGTTGATTGACTTGGACTACCGTTTGGGCGGCGGGTTTTACGACGGGGATTTCATATTGCTGGGCAGCCGCCCCAGTGTCGGGAAAACTTCGCTGTTACAGTTTTTAGCCAAGAACATAGCCGAGGACAGGAAGGTGCTATTCTGCAGCGGCGAGATGAGCATAGAGAGCATAAGCGACAGGGACGTGGCGGCGCTGACGGGCGTCCACATAAGCACGATACGCTTGGGGAACTACCCCGAGGATTTGCACGCCAAGATTGCCGACGCTTGGGGGCAGCTTTCCCAGCGAGAGATTTACTACTACGAGGATATGCCCCTAACTGTGGCGAAAGTTGCGCAGGCCGCAAACACAATGCAGCTGCGATACGGCCTGGGGGTGATAATAGTGGATTACATCGGTATGCTGGACGACGAATACGGGCAGGGGGAATACGAGAGGATTAGCTTCATTTCCCGCCGCCTGAAGCAGCTGGCTCGGAAGTTCAATGTCCCCTTGATTGCCGCCCACCAGCTTAACAGGGCGCTCGAGGCGCGGGAGGACAAACGCCCCCAGCTATACGACCTGCGCGGCTCGGGGAAGCTCGAAGAGGACGCGGACGATGTGCTGTTTCTGTATAGGGACGACTATTATTACACGGCTGAGGAGTGGGCGGACAGATACCCCGACAAGAAATATCCCGAGGGCATCGTGGAGATACTCATCGCCAAGCAGCGGCAGGGCGAGGCGAACAGGCTGGTCAAGGTGCTTTATGAGCCTACCCACCAAGCCTATCTCAACTTGAAGAAGGAAGGTGCGCTGTAATGAAAGTATATTATGATAAAAAGCATAGTGCTTGTGCGATGGAGTTTGACGGCGACGACACTATCTTTATGGAAACTGGCAAGGGTAAAATCCGCATTTATAGTTGTAAAGGCGGGAAACCAGAAATAATTGAGAAACAATTGCTCTATGAACATAAGGATGTGGAAAAAGGTGGTGGCAAGAAATGAAATACGCCTTTGTGGACAAATATAGCATATCAGTAGCCCTACCCAACGATTACCATTCAGAGACCGACGGAGTGCCTTATATTATTGATTGGGATGGGTTGGTAAGGGGCGGAGAAGAATACCAGCAGTTGCTTGATAGGATAGGATTGTTGATGAGCCAAGGGAAGTTGCCGCTGGTGGCAGTTTTTGCGCCGAGGAAATAGCTAAGATGGCAATTATTCCAATAGATTTATATCCGAAAACTCTAAGTAAAGAGGGTGTGAAAGATGTTGGCCGGAGTGGGTTCACGGACAACTGAAACGCACGCGGAGCAGATGTCAGACCCTTCGGGGCAATCTGCGATGAAACGTGAAAATATGGCTGAAGAAAGGCAGCCTTCCAGACTT